TCTCCTGAGTGAGCGTGGATATCAGCGCGCGTCAAGCGCCCGAGTTGCGGGCCGCGTGCTTGCTCAGCATCACGGCGACATGTTTCTTCGCGGCCTCGCCACGCAGGCCAGCAGCCTTGGCGTCAGCCTCGAAGATCTTGGCGATCGGGTCTTGCGACGCCGACAGCGACAGCGAGTTCGTCGGGGCCTTTGCGCCGGTGACGAGCGAGCCAGTGGGCGGCTGCGCCGTCGCGGGCAGCGCCGAGTAGATGTCGAGCGCGAGAGTCTCATTCTGCTCGGACGCCGACGCGAACGCGGGGCGCTGCGCCTCAGTCACGCGACCCTCGTCGAGCAGCCGCGCAAACGACGACGCGATGCGCGCCGTGCGCTCAAGCGCCTGACGCTGCACGCGCTCACGCGACAGCTCGGCGACCTGCGCCTGAAGACCCTTGACCGTCGCCGCGAGTTCGACCGCACGCGCCTTGTGCGCGCTCAGCTCGACGCTCGTGCGCGACAGCTGCGCGTTGGCGTCGGCCGTCATGCCCGACACAGGGCCCGCGACGAGCATCGCCGCGATCTGGTCGAGCTTCTCCGTGACCGCCGCGAGCACGCCAGCCTCGTCCATGCCAGTGGCTTCCACGAGCTTTGCGAGCACCATCGTCGCAGCGGCCTCGCTGGCCTCTTCGACGATCTCCTCAGTTGACGGCATGCCCTCGGCGACGGCCTCTTCGATCATCGCGACATCGTCCTGCAGCGCGATGCCCGACAGCGCGCGGATGCTGCGCGCGATGCGCGAAAGCTCAGCCATCTTCACCGGCTTGCACGCAGCGTCGACAACCTCTTCGGTAATCGCCGCTACAGGCATCGATTCCTCAGCCATCGCGCCAGCAAGCGACACGAGCGCGTCAAAGGCCTTCTTCATCTTCTCCGGCGTGGCGTCTTTCTTGAGGCCGAGCGCGGTGGCGATTGCCATCAAAACCTTCGTGGGATCCATTGCGAGACTCCTAGTGTTTCGCCGCGCGGGAGTCCCGACGCGGGAGAGTGTGATCGGGGTCATCCCCGGCAGAAACGGCGACGGCGTCAAGCCGAGTTCGTACAGCTCCGCGAGGCCCGCGCTCTCGCCGGTGACGCGGTCAATGGGCGCGAAGTCCACGACGACCGAGCAGAAGCGCTGCGCACCAAGCGCGATGCGGTCAGCGGCGTCGCGAGTCCACTCGACATAGCCCCACAGCTCGCAGCTCGTTGCGCCGTCGCGTACCTCAAGCGCCTGAATCCAGCCAGCCGCGTCAATGGGCACGCCCATGTCGTGACGCGGGTGACCCCAGAGCACGGGCACCGGCTGCTCGCTTGCGTCGTAGAGCCGCTTGATGTCCGCGAAGACCTCGCGCGTGAACTGGAACGGCCCCGCGGGGTGGCCGTTCCACTCCGACTCATAGGCCATCTCGACCCAAGAGCACGTTGCGTTGGCGAGCAGCGGCGACTTCATCTGCGGCGCAGCGGCGACGTCAGCGAACGCGCCGAGCGTGGCGCGCAACGCGAGCTTGCGAGAGCCGTCAAAGGCTGTTGCGGTTGATGCCATTATGACCTCACGAAAGATGCCGCGCCGAAGCCGGGCGTCAGCATGAATCCCGATGGGATGCTGGTGATGACTTGCAAGCCTTCGTCATCAAGCTCCTCTTGCGAGAGCGTGGTGATGACGCAGCGACACTGGAATCCGGCAGGCGGCGAAAGGTTGGCAAACGTCGCGTCATCCGCACGCCAGACCAACCCATTCATCGGCGCATGCTCAGCCCGCACGCGCGAATCCTGCGCCGTCAACCACTGGCGATAGGGCCGCGCGTCGAGCACGTCGGGGTCATTCATTTGCGTCCAGCGGCCCGCGCCATACGCGCTTGCGACGTTGGTCCTGTAAACGTTCTCAAGGTAGCTGGGATCCTGCGGCGCGATGCCGAGCGTAATCGTCTGGTCTGCCATCGCGCGTCGGAAGTCGCGCAGCGTGTTGCCTTCTCCGAGCGTGCGTTGCAGCTCGTCGACAGCGCGGCGCGAGATGACGTCCAGCTGCTCGTCGGTGGCCATCGATGCACGGCGACGGTACGCGCGCAGCACTTCCTCAAGGATGGCCGGGTCACCGCCGCGCTCGCGCCAGAATGCCACCGCTTCCGAGAATGGCATTTTCAAGAACGCAGGCCGCAAGTCGACGGCAAGCTGCCGTTGCGCGCCCTGCGGGTCGAGCTCCACAAGGCGCACGAACATCTGGCCGGCGAGGTCGCTCTTGACCGACGCCTGATAGATGAGCGCTTCAAGGTCAGGGTCGCCCTTGTACGCGTCGACGGCGGCGCGAATCGCGTCCTCTGCCGACGCTGCCCCCGACGCACCCTCAGCGGCGCGCGCAATAGCCTCTCTGACGGGCGTGTACAGCACGACCGCATCAAGGGTCGTCTCGGCTGCTACGACGTAGGGTCTGCCGATTACCGCCTGTACGCGCGCCCGGTCCGCGGCGTCGCTGAGAGCGAGGACGTCCGCGAAGTCGCCGACGTCATCGACAGCGCTGGCATCCCATGCGCCGAGCCCTGCGATGTCGAGAAAGGGAGTGCCGCGGGCGCACCTCCGGGCGCTGTAGCAGGCGACGACGCCTCGACCGGTGGCGCACTAGGCTCCGCTGCTGGCGCGGGCGTAGCGGGCGCTGAGGGCGCGGCGACGCCACTCGGCTGCGCGGGCGTAGTGGGCTGCGTGACTGTGTTGTTCTCGCCGATGATCGCAGGCACGAAGCCCTGCCCCACTGCGCCCATGATGCGCTCGGCATCCTCGCGGCTGATCGGGAATGCCGCGACCATGATCTCGACGCCGCTCGCGCGCGGCAGCTGGCCAGTCGCGACCTGCGCGACGATGCCCATCAGCGCCTCGACTTGCGCGCCGTTGAGCGCGGTGTCCGATGCGCGCGCAGGCTCCGCAACAAGGTCGGTATCGGGATCGAATGCGGGCGCTGCGATAGGCAGGCCCGGCAGCGCACCGGGCAGCGGCTGCGCAACAGCAGGCTTTGCGATGTCCTCGCCGCCGTCCTCGACGCTCCAGGCAGGCAGGCCCAGCGACGCACGGATTTCGTTGACCTTCACGCTGCCGGTGTCAATCGCGTCGCGCGTGATCGGCAGTGTGTCGTCAAACAGCGTCGTAATCACCGGCAGCGGGATGTCGGCGCGGCGCAGGTTGTAATACGCGAGCCACCTCACGACGTCGCGCGTGATCGAGCCCCACATCAGCGTGGCGTCGAGCTTGCTGCCTTCGAGGCGCACGCCGTCGCGAGTCTCCGTGCTCGCGCGCGAGCCGTTTGCGCCGCTCAGGTAGAGGTCGGGCGACACTCCGAGCGACACGAAAATCTCTTGATTCAGCGCGTCGCGAAGCTCTTTCCAGACTGCCGTCGAGCCCGACGCCGCAGGGCTGATGACCTCGATGTTGCTCGTGCCGCTCGTGACGCCGACGCTGTCGGCCGTGAGCTGCTGGAGGTCGTCCAGGATGCGCTGGCGCTGCGACGAATCCGACGACGCCGCCATCTGCGCAAGCACGAGCGGATTGCCGAATCGCTCAGCGCCGACAAGCCAGAACGTCCACACGTTCCTTTTGAACATCCAATAGAAAACGCACGCGAGGAAATCGCCCTGATCCATCGGGCGGCCGGGGTCTGTCCACGGAACATGCGTGAGAAACTTCGCAGGGAAGTTGATGGTGTTGTACCACTGATAGTCGTAGTCGCGGACCTCAAGAGTCCAGTCCTGCGCATATCGCAAGTTGCGCGTCTGCACCGGCACGGGCTGCGGCATCCACGCGCCATTCATGCGCGACCACACCAGCTCGTGAACGCTGATGCCCATGCCGATGCCGTCGAGCACGCGCATCAAAAACGTCTCGCGAGCCTCGATGCTGTTGAGCCATTCCTTCGTTAGCTCGACCAGCTCCTGCGCTGCACCGCGCATCTCAGGCGCGACGTCAGGCGGCATCTCGACGGCGTAGCGACGGCCAGCCACCGACGAGCGGCGCGTCGAATACGCACGACGCACGACAGGGTCACGGCGCATCTGCGTCGCCATGTCGGCCCAGTACTCATAATTCCCGAAGTCAAGCTCACGCAGCGCGGTGCTGATGCGACCCGGCGACACCGGCTGCAGCGCACGACCACTGATCGCGCTGAGAGACTGCGGACGGATGACGCGACCCAGCTCAGGGATACGCGTCGCCGCGCCCATCGGATCTGGCGTGGCGGCTGCGACAATGGTCGTCGCGCGCGGCTTGCGGGGAGTCGTCATCGGTATTGCTCCGAGGGCGTCAGCCCCAGTAGTTCTTTCGGCCGCGTCCATCGCGCGGCGCGTAATCGCGCATCAGGTCTGCGCTCACGCGACGTCCGGCACTCGCGACTGGTGAGCCGACGTGCATCTCTGAGAGCAGATCGAAAGCCGCCGCGAGCGCGTCTACCTGGTCATCGTGCGCGTCGTTCTGGCCCGTGAATCGCGCGACCTCGTCGCAGAGGTCAGGCAGCCACGCAGCGCCCTCGCGCACCAGCACGCGGCCTGCGTTCCACGCTGCGGCAAACGGTGTCGCGCGAGAGTACTTGTCACCGACTGCCGTCTTCACTTCGACTTGCAATCCCACACCGCGAGGCGGTGGAAGCGCGAGGAAGTCAAGC